GCCAACTAGTATAGCATAGCTGTCAAGTTCACAGAAATGAAACTCTTTAGGTTGTAGAAGGATTGTGAAAATATACAAAAAAGTGAAACACAAAAACACGCATTTTCAGAAATACACGCATATAAAAACAAACAAAGCGCACCAAATAACACCCATCAAATCGGCTGCCAAATACCGCCAAAAACTAGGCACAATAAATATATTATCCAGAGCAGTCCTAGCAAACAAAGACACCCCCTGTCATTCACGGACAAAGCACGGACAGAATTAATTAATACACCCCGCCAAGGGGGATGTTGGCTCGCCATATATACGTATACCCTTTCAGATTTTTGCACCAAAACCAACGGGTCACCTATAGCTCACAAAAGGCTTCCTAGCGTCCACCTCACCGAGATACTCATAGATACTCTCAATATCCTTCTGGTGGCTTATAAGGACATCCGTCTGTGCCTCAGTAAACTTCAGGTGGGCATTATGCTTGTCCACGAGTTCATCTAGGAGTGCCTCTTGTTCCTTAAGGTCTTCTGAGAGCAATATCACAGCTACAACTAGGAGTGCTAGTAGGAGGCTGGTTATTACATTCTTCATAAAATAAAAGACCCCCTAGAGAAACACACAATCCCTAGGAGGTCACATATACACTATAACACAAACAAAGTTATCAAAAGTCTTCGTAGCTATCCTCATCATCAAAGTCCTCTTCCCACTCTATGTCAAGCTCATTATCATCACTTGGGAGTAGGGCATCAGAGACCACCTTATGTGCGACGGTAGAAAGCCCTAGAGCAGCAAAGCTGTTGTTATATTCAACCTCACACTCATGGGGTTTGTCAGCAGCCACTATTAGGTAGCTCTCAAAGTGTTCTCCGAGTATCACCTGACACTGTTCTATTGGGGTTAATTCATCATCCATATACTTAAAGTTCACTAATATTCACATTCATCATAATACCTATTAACATAGTCAAATTATGAGATTCACTTATTAACACTTTAAGTGTACCATAGGTCATTATTTACCCCTCCTATTCCCTCTGTCTTGTAAGTCTTTGATATGACTACTGTTATGACTGCACCTTAAATCCACTTATTAGCACTTATAGAACCCTTATTTCTCTTATAGAATGTGTTCTCAAAATCAAGGAGTTGTTCTTTAATAAGGTCGTGTTTTCTCTCTTGCATCTTTAGGTCAGCATCTTGGCTCATTTGTTCTACCCAATAGCTGACAGCCATAGATAGAGCGTCTAGTCTATCATCATGAGTAATAGCCCCACGGTCTCTTGTTATACGAGACATCTGGTAGAACAGTTGGTACTTTAGTTGGGCTTCTGGTTTGTATGTGCTACAACTATCGTAGTCCTTGCGTATCACTTTGGGGTCAACTACGAGCTTATGGTTAGCCATTACAGGCTCTAGGGTCTCAATAATGCGTAGTTCTTTTTGTTTTGAGTGACGGACTTCCTCAATAGTGCAGGGGTAAACCTTATTTAGAATGGGTCTAAGTAACTCAACAAACATACCATCACCGAAGTTAGACTCAATTATGATAGCGTTTACTTTGTGTTCCTTGGCTATCATTGTCAGGTTCTTAAGGGTAGCCTCGTCGTAGCCACCAGAGAGACCACCTGCTTCTGGGACAAATAGTGTACCATTGAGCATCTTAACGACGGCATAGCCAGTCTCATCCTTACCACGACCAGAGGGGTCAATACTAAGGACACTGCCTGTGAACTCTACGTGGTCACCTACAGTGGTCATAGGGCGGTAGTATCTGTCCCCTGAGAGTCCGACGTTAGGTATGCTGCCATCATACTCAAGGTCAGGGGAGGATGCCCACACAAGCTTCTCAGGTGCTACCTCTTTGTCTATAGGGGTAACGATAAGGTCACTGAGTTTTAGAGGGTATCTATCGACATCACTCAAGCGAGCATCCAGCATGAACTGCATGGCAAAACCAGCAGAACCATAGGATATTTGGCGTTCTCGTAGGTCGATGTTAGAAAAGCGGGTGGGTTCAGTAGAATCTCCTTCTTTCTCAGAATCGACACAGAGGGGGCTGACGTTGCCGTTATAGGCGTTTTCGTGTTTGGTTGGAGTAATGTATTGCGCAGTCCATATGCGCGTCTTGTAGCCCCTCTCAGACAGCTTATAATAGATTGTGTCTTCACACTGTGGTGTCCCTAGGACTAATACCTTGGAATCATCGTTGGGTTTGAGGATAGCGTCGAACTCTTTGATTTGTTCTGACAGCTTGTCCCGCATGGTTTGGGTAGCACTGTTGTTGGGGACTTCTACGTCGTCTGCTACGATTATGTCAGCACGACTACCTGTTAGCTGCGAAGTGACTCCAAGCGACTTGACGGAGGGTGCATGGGAGGCTGGGGCGAGTCCAACGTCAAAAGATATCTTAGAGAATCTCTGATTTGCTTTAGGTCGCAGGTGTTCCAATATATCAAGTTCATGGATAATCCTAAGCGTAAATGTCGAGAAATCGTCTGCTCTAGTCTTTGAAGCTGAGACAACAAGGATATTCTTTCGAGGGTCGAGGAGCAGCTGGTGTACGACAAAAGCAGAGCATATCCACGACTTTCCAACTCCTCGGAAACCCTGTATAATAGCTCTTCGGTCTCCTGATTGCATAAAGGAAGCAATCTCATATTGTATAGGGGTAGGGTCTGGAAGGTTGAGTTCTTTCCATACAATGTAAAGGAAGTTACGAAAATCCTTTAACTGTTCAGGGACTTCCATTAATCGTTATAGGCTCGTATCACTTTGTCTACAGCTTCGTCCTTGAATGGCAATACTTTTACTAGTTCATTCATAGGATTGTCATTGGTTACTGTGGCGGAGATGTTATTATCTTTGAGCATCTGCCGAGCAGCATTAAGGTCGCTAGGGGTAGCGTTGCCACTTGTAATACGACTGATAAACTCGTCAATAAGAATATCCTGTAAGTTATTAAGTTTAAGGGACTTGTCACTCATTATTTTAATTCCTTTATGATTTTAATGATTAGATAAACAAACGAGGCGAGACCTACAAAGATAGCCACGACAACATTAATATCTGCTAATGTTAGAGTGCCGAGGATACCCATAAATCCGACAAGTGAGGGGAAGTGCTGTGATTCCATTTTATGGGGCTATCTCCATTGCAGTTAAAGTTCCTAAAGAATTATTACTATTCCAAAAGCTAGTTCCAGCAGCTATTGATTTAAATGCCAATACATATGTTTGTTGTGATGTACTATTTGGACTATCTAAAAACTGTGAAGTTAAGGGAATTATATTTGTACCAGTTTGAGAGTATTGATAAGCTAATCCATATCCACTAGCACCTCTACCTGATAAATCAGTGCCACCTGCTATTGCTGTTTGACCATCAGTAGAACTGGTTATGTTTTTATATATTGTAGATATAACAAAACCACCTGCTGTATTGTTATAACAAGTAGAGGAATAATGTAACAGTATTTTACTGCTTGTTGATGTAGGTGTTATTTGTATAAACTGACCACTTGAAACATAACTTGTACTTGCAGTCTGAAAAGTCGCAGAACTTGACTCAAATTTAACCTGCAACACTTTACCTGCATTCGTAAGTTGACTTCCATCAACCGCAGGTAGTTTAGCGTTCGCATCAAGTTTCACTAGGTTGTTCGCACTTGTTCCCACACCACTCGCAAGCTTATCGTTAGTGATACCACCTGCTAGGTTACTGTTAGTGATACTTACATTCGCTAGTTGTGAACTGACTATGTTACCTATGCCGCTACCACCTTCAGGGTCAGCATCTTCTGCTACCTCTTGTGCCACAAACAGACTTTGCCTGTAAGCGGTATCTAAGTCACTCTCTGCCAACCTTGAGCCGTTCTGGAAGTCTATTAAGGCTTCCGTTGTAGAAGAACGAAACACACGTATCTTTGAGTAAGAACCAGAAGTTGGTGTAGCACTCAGGGTCACTGTTGTAGTTCCTCTTGAGGATATTGTTAGTTCTGTCCATGTGCTTCCATTTAATCCTTTAACGCGGATGTCATTGATGCTTAAGAACTGGGTTGGTGCAGTGAAGGTAGCCTGTCCGAGACCATTTGCTCCGCTGCCTGCGGTTTCGTATTCAACATATGAGTTTGCCATTGTAGTAGGGGGTTAATAATTTATTCTGTGATTCTATTTGCGGTCTCCGCTATTTGTTCCTGTGGAGTCATTCCATCAGAGTTTTTAAAGTTTTTTAATGTGTCTCTTTTAAAGAACTCATTCTCTGCGGCTCTTATGTAAGCGAGGCGAACCCTTTGGAGTTCTTCAAGACCTTCGTTGGATTGACCACTTACATTTTTTAAGTTGCCTTTAGCGTCAAACAATTCTTCAGCGTAGATATATCCATCGGTTTTAACATTAGAAATTTCACCATCATTATACTTATCATCCCAACTAGGGTCGGTTATGATGTCGTACATTACTTCTTCAAGTCTTAAATTCCTGTATGTTTTATCTCCAACCTCAACGGGTTTTGTAGGCATATAGTTATATATAAACTCACCAAAGGCATCATATAGAGTTTGACCATCTTCATTCCAGTAATCCTTTGTCTTTATTCCTTTGTGAGTTGGTGCAAGACTACCTACAATATTAGTTCGTCTTCCATCTGTTTCCAGAATGTCATAAACTTCTTGATAGCTCATTGCCCTTTTTCTTGTTCGCGCACTCCTAATAATAAGATTCCATATATCCTTTTCAGGTAGATACATAGGTGCGCCCGTTTCATAACGCCTTACGTTTGCGGGTTCTAAGCCAAACATTCTATCAATGGTCATGTCCTTTGGTTTTGATTGCAAGTTGTCTGGGACATAAACATCATCGTTTTGATTTATGTGTCTAACAAACGATGGAGGACTAAATCGACTTGAAATCAGACTGGCGAATACTCTTAATAAACGGTCATCATCCGTTTCAGCGTTCATAAGAGTGCTGACATTACGAGCGCCAGTCATATAAGGATTATCGGTAAGTATTTGGAAAGCAGACCGTCGAATTGTTTTTGTCAAACTTTGGGTTGAATCTTCAGGGATTTCATTGTTTTTCTTAGCTACGTGATATGCTTTAACGTCAGCAACGAAAGCAAGTAGAGCCTTGTCAGGGTCAGACATTCTATAATCAACCATACTCTTCCCGTCATCATAAATAAACTTGTAAGGTTGGAAGTTAGAATCTTTCCTTTGCTTCCTGTCGAAGTGCGCTCCTGAGCCTGTAATACCTTCCTCCTCGTCCTCGTCTATTAAGTTCCAAGCGGTTATAAAGTATGCAGCAAACATAAGAACATTACCTATTGTCTTGCGGTCAACCTCTTCCATTTGAGTTTTTAATTTAGCAAGACGAGTTTCTTCTACATTAAGTTGGTTCTGAATCTGTGCCTTAGATTCTTCTGTAAGCGCAACTCCTTTATCATCAACGCCTTCTCTTATTATTTTTCTGTAACGATTCACATTATTCTGAGTTTTTGCAACTACTCCTGCTCTCGTTTTGCTTACAAATTTTGAATCAGGGCTTAATTTCGCAAGACCTTTAGCTCCAAATCTACCAGCAGCTATAGGCACTGCACCGACGGTATTGGAAATTAGTCCTGTTGCTATTGAACCTGTAGTTCTAACGGGAAACATTAATTGAATCACTCGTCCGAAAATAGTGCCTGCCCCAGTTTGAGAATCTACCGCCTCAGTTACTCTCTCCATAACTGTCTTACGAATGTCACCATCTTTAAGGTCGCGCGGCATCAATAACGCTTCTCGGTATTCATTTATTATATCAAGGTCACGTTCTTTATATGCCCATACTTTGCGACCATTCTGCACTGTATATGCTTCCTCCATGTATTTTTTAACATGAGCTTGTATGTCAGTAGCTTCATTACGAATAGCGTCACGAAGCGCTTCTGCATAAAGACGGCTTTTAGTGACAGCATTTGCAAAAGGAACATCCATAACGCCAAGCGTTGTTCGTCCAAACAGGGTAAGTTCCATTACTACATCTCCTGTTATTTCGGCTGTCTTAATACGCATAAGCGCATTATTTAAGCCATCGCCCTTATCTCTACGTTTTTGTCTCGCTCTTGCTTTATCTATTGCCCGTTGGTTTTTTGCTCTAGGCTTCTGTGTTGTTTCATCAAGGCGAACGCGGGCTTTAGGAAACATGGGGTTTTGTCCTCTATTTTTAGCTGCCCCATACATATTACTGATATTAGATACATCAAAGAAACCAGTTACTATATCTTTATATGCAAGTATGTTAGCAAACCTATACAAAGCTTGTCGGTATATCCGTTTTTCTTTTAGTGGTAAATTTCTCCACATATAGCCTCCTACAGTATCTCGTAACGGTCTGGTAAGCATCGCTACAGTATTTGATACAAGACCTGCTGTGCCTGTTAGGGGTGAATCTAAGAGTAAACCTGTAGTTATTTCTTCAAACTTAGCGATGCCTCTATCAAGTTTACTTGTGGCATAAAGGTCAGGATTGAGTACTCTGTCGGCTTGGGCTAGTGCAGCATCCTTTTGTACCTTACGAGCTTCTTCTTGAAGTCTTTTGTTTTGCTTACGAAGAAACTCTAGGTGTCCAGTCATCTTCTTTTTGTTAGCGTAGTCAGGACGGAACTTAGGGTGTATCCCAAGGTTTTCATCTATCTTAGCTACATCTTGTCCTGACACCATAGCATATAACAGCTTGTTCTTTTCTTGTAGCTCTGCTACTTCGGCTGCCTCATTAGATGCAGTCCTACAGAACTTAATCTGAGCTTCTAGCTCTCGTATGCGAGGTGAGGTGACGGGTGCTTGAGGGTCACTTGGGTCGCGTTGTCCTGTAAATACTTCTCGCTCTCTTGCAAGTTGTTTCTCAAGAGATGCTATACGGCTTTGTTGAGGAGTTGGTTTAGGCTTTGGAGGATAAATAGTATCCCTCATAGCTTGCTTCATTTTAGCATTGTTGCTACTAACTTTATTTAATTTTTCTTGGAGTTGTGACCTTGGAGAACCAGTCCCTTTAAGAACTTCATCCTTTATAACCTCTGCTCTTATGTCATCAATCTTTCCAAACTTTAATAGATTTGAAAGTCTAGCTTGTTCTTCAAGTGCGTCTTCATATGCACGAACAACCTTCTCGGCTCTGTTATAGAAACCTAAACGATTTTTTAAATCTATTATTCTAGGGTCTTTTTCTTTCGGTGTCTTCTTAGGCTTTGCCTCTTCGCTTAAATCAGCCTTGTCGTCACCAAACCTTTTTCTTTTCTTGTCTAGTTCAGCTTCAAGCTCTTTAAGTTCCTTCTGAAGCTTTTCTTTTTCCTTCGTTATCTTCTCTGAAGTTTTCTTTGAAGGTGTTCGACCTCCTTCTTTAATAAGAGGGGCATCTAATGAATCACTAGAGGTGTCGAGGATGGTATTTATTTCATCTATGACTTCTTGTTCTTCACTTGTTCTAGGCTTAGGCGCAGCGCCTTCAGCTACCTCATCATCAGCTTCGCCCATAATTCGCTTACGGAGTGACTCTAGGTTATCAACGTCAAGTGGCTCATCTCTATCTCTCTTGACCGCATCCCGCAGTGCATAAATAGCAGCTAATTCATCTTGTTTACGTTTTGATATTACTTCTTGCACTTCGTCAGAAGTCGCTCCTTCACCTCTTACTCGCAACACATTACCATCTTTATTATCCACTTCAAACTTAGCGGGGGCTATCTCAGCGTAATCGTCGAGTAGTTTTATTAACTCATCCGCATCATAGTCTCCTCCTTCAGTTCTCTGTGTAAGAGTATCTACCACTCTAGTTTTATAAGCCTTAAATGCGTCTACAAGCTGTTCAGTCTTCTGGGCGGCAACTTTGGAAGTTAATCCTATCTTGTTTCCATCGGCATCAAGAATATCCTTTCTACCCATAAGCTGCTCGGCAAGCTCTATTATGCGTTCCTTTTCGGTAGGCTCTGGGGTAGGAACTGGAGTGTCTTTAGGAGCAGGGGTAGGCTCTGGGGTGTCTTTTTGTGCTATATTAAAATCAATAAGGTCTTCGTCAATATTATGCTCTATTAACTTTTTAGCTTCTGATTCACTTGAAATCTTTGAGCGCCCCAATAGCCGTAACTCATCATCTACAATCTTACCATCTTTAAATATCTGAAAATTACCATCATCATTTTTCTTGTAGGTGTAATCAGCTAGTTTAAATCCTTCAGGGAAGTTCGTTGTAGCGGCTTCCATATTGAAACCAGCTTCTTTACCAATAGGGTTTAAGTCTATATCTTGAAAGGGTTCATCCCTGAGAACAACGTCTGAACGATTAATTTCCTTAACTTGTTTAGATGTTGCTACATCTAGAAGAGGCTCTCCGTCGCTCCCTTTTCCTACTTTCTTTCCACTTACTTCATAGACTTTTTTATTTGCAGCAATTAAAGCATCCTGAGTTCCTACGCCTCTTTCTGCTGGAATATCTAGAATTATATATTTCTTAGTTTTAGGGTCGAAGTATGCTGGGTAAACTGAATGTCCTATTTCCTTCTTGCCCGTATTTCCGATTTCAGAAGCTTCTTTGGGTAGTCTCCCAAAACGAATATACGTTCCTTCTATCTTGTAAGGAACTCCATCTTTTTTGAATTGTATTATAGGCTTAGAAGCAGGGGTAGTCTCTGGAGTGTCTTTAGGTGGAACAGGGGCTTCGGCTTCAGGTGTTTGTATAGCTGGTTCATCAATCTCATCAACAGCTTCTTCAATAACTTCTTCTGGAGAAACTGGTCGTTCTGTCTCTGGTTTAACCGTAGGGGTTTCACGAGCTAGTTTCGTAAGTTCTTCTTCACGAAGACGTAACGCTTGCATTTCTGCATTAATAGGTTTGGTTTGCGCTCTAAATTCTTTAACGTCAATTATTCCATCTTCTAAATTATCTATGACATCTTCGTTAAGTTCGTCTAGGTATTGTAAGCGGTTCTTAACGTAATCTAGGCGTTGTGAAGGTTTGAGTGAATTAACATCAATCTTCTTGTTACCCATGAAGCCATCAAAGAAACCTGCGTCTTTGTAAGCGTCATCTACAAGTTGGTCGCGTAGGGTTCTAAACTCTTCACGACTAATTTTACCTTTAGTTATTTGCTCTCTTATTTCCTGTGGTGACTTACCAGCAACCTTTAGGAAGGTTCTTTTCATGCTATCGGTCATCTTATCCCAAACAGGTAAGAACTTTTCTCCTACCTTTACTGAGCCTATGTCAAAGCCTGCGCCAAGCCCTGCACCAAAGGTAGCAGCAAATCCTAACTCGCCAAGTGTTGGCAATCTTCCATCATCAATGACACGTTCACCAGTAATAGAAGCTGTAGAAATAACAGAACCTTTAGCGGCTGTCTTTACGTATCTACCCACCATTACTTTACTAAAAAGACCTACACCATCCTTAGTTTTTCTAACGGTGCTTCCAAAAGGAACAATATTAGCACCACCAGCAAATTGCGCTCTTCCGTGTCTCCACTCAGGATGTCCTTCGACAATCTGTGCGAGGTAACTAGAAGCAACACCAAAGGAGTATTTAGTGCCTACATAAACAGGAGCAGCACCAGCACCAAATGAAACTGCGCCAGCGCCAGCCGCTGCAAATGGAGCAACAAGTTCACTAATCATGCCACCACCAATTTCAATACCCATTCCAAGCAGTTGTCGTCCTGTTGAGGGAACATACTCTTCGTTAGGTGTTATGGCGTTTATCTTCTCATCAACCGCAGTATTCGATACTGACAGAGGAGTTTGAGTTAAAGGGGTATAATTTTCTTTCATTACTGTTGTCTAAACTGGTTTAATTCAGTTTCATAAATACGAATCGCTTCGTCAAAAGCATCTAAGTCATCTCCATTGGATATACCAAATTTATCCTCAAACTTCCTCATGGCTTCTAGTTGCTCCGTTGTAGTTGGACTTCCTTCATTTTGATTTAGATACCCATTATAAGCAACCTCAACCGCGTTTATGATTTCTAAACCTAATGGAATATCTGCTATGCCTAAACCATTTGCTCTTAACAGTCCGATTTCTACAGAGTCAAATGTAGGAAATCCATATCTAATTAGGTGCGCGGGGAGTAACAGTTTTCTTGACTCAATATCAGCATCCAGAATTGCCTGACGTTCAGTCATACCCCATAGTGCTACATTATCTCGCTGAGTTTCTTTATCTCCACTAAATTCTATAATCTTTGCGTTATATTCGTCAGGGACTAATGAGTTGTATTTATATCTATCTGTGAATGGTGTGAAGTCCATTTTATCTTTATCAGACCTCTCCTCACCAGCTGTTAATTTTTCTGTCACCTTATTAAGTTCTTTAATTCTATTAGCGTTATTGTATAAAACATTTGAGCGTTCACTTATTTCCGCTTCCCTATCCGCAACAATTTGTTGCATAGCCTTTGGATATTCTTTATTAAATACTTTAAAGTCTCCTCCAGATTCATCCCAAACGCGTCGACCTTCAGATAGCAATAACTGTTGCATTTCAGTATCATACCCAGTCTTCTCAATTACTGGGTCTACACCATCTAGCATTTTATTCATTTTAGAAGTAACTTCGCTAAAGGTAGTATTAAATTGAGATATTTTAGTACCCTCGGTGTACCACTTAATACGATTCGTTGCGTCCTTTATGGCAAGAGCCACCGTTGCGTCAGATACACTTACTATCCGTCCCTCATCATCACGTAGGTTTATTTGAGAAATGTCAGTGTTTAAATTAGTTAAAACGTGATTATTAATCTCTTCTTGAAACCGAGCATACTCTTCAGGACTATGCGTACCAATAACAGCCTTAGACATTTTTTGGGCTACGTTGTTTACATCAATGGACTGATTAAGCTCTCTGAGAACTTCACGCTGTAATTCGTTTGGGTTGCTTTGAAGTAAACTCATCATGCCTGCTTGAAAACTAAGAAAAGCAGAGTTTGGAGAAGTCGTATCAATGTTAATATCTTTTAGCTGTTCTTCAGTATATCCTAATTCAGTAAAGATGGCTTTAGCTGACTCAACCATCATTTCTTTATCAGCTAGTGTCGCATAAGTTGTAAACATTGAAAAACTATCTTTGGTAGCCTCTGCTTGGTTTCTTACCCGCCTTGGCATATCAGCAGTCTTTGTTTCAATGTCACCTAATAACTTAGCTAAGTTTCCTCGGTCTGTCCCTGCAATCTTAGCGCCTTTATAGAACTCGTAATCAAGGGCTGCTTGAACTACTTCCGCTGCTCTTCCATACTGCTCGTTACTCTCTAACTCTTTTGCAATGGCAGTCATGTTGGCAACAAAGTTTGCTTTAGCTAATTTATTATCAACACCATCAAGACCCTTAATGTCATCAAGGTATGTTTTTATTTGAGGCGCTATTGCTCTAAATTGTCCTGTCGTTGCGTCTGGAGTTAGTATCTGGTCTGCTAAGTGCGCTCCTTTAATATCCAAGGTATAGTTAATCTTATTGGTCTCATACATCTCTGTAGATTGTCCAATAACCTCAGTCATTATTTTGTCACCAAAGGCATTGAGAGCCATCACACGGTTAGGGTTATTACCAAACTCTTCTTGTAGCTCACCTATAAGTGCTTGCTTCTCTTCTGTGATAGCTTTGTCAAACTCACCGTCACTGCCATACGCTGCTGGGTTAGCCGCTAAGTTTGTAAATCGTTGACCTATATCAGCTTTATTACGAACAAAGTAGTCTTTAACAAGCTCCTCTTGGAACGCTTTGTCATACCCTAGCCACCTAGAAATCTTCTTGTCGTCTGCCATAGCAGCTTTTCTTTCAGCCTCACTCATCTGCGAGAAGTCCTCTACGGCTTGTGCTTGTCCTATATTCTTAGCAGCACCGAGTATCTGTGGAACTTGATTCAAAGCCCTAGCGAAGTTCAACGCTTGGTTTGTTTGGGGCATCGCTTGAACCACTGTGCCACTACCTCTGGTCTGCTGAACAGTGGGCGCTAAGGTAATCTCAGATGGGTCGTAGCTTACTTGCACGCGCTTATCTGAAGCGCCCAATAGGGATTTTAGAGTTTGTTTAGCCATTAACTATATGAATTAAAAGGTGATTTGTATTCAGGGAGGTCTAACATTCCCATATTAGAAGATTTTTGACTTAACTTAGCGACACTTTTCATTGATGTTCCTGATGTGCTACCAGATGGTTGTCCAAATCCAGAGCCTTGAAGTGCGCCATAAGTGGATAGCCCAGCTTGTGCGCCACTCACTAATGCACCTGCGTAGTTTACTTCTGCGATTGGTCGATTGATGCGTAACATATTATTAGTAAATCCTAGTCCTGCATCTCTAAGTGAAAGCTCGCGTCTTACGTCTAGCATTTGTAATTGTGTATTCACCGAGTTATTATACATCGCTTCCTTACGAGTTAAGTCATTCATAAGCGCATCTACGCTAAGTCCTGCAACACCTGCTTCACCTGCGGATACTCTAGCGGTAGCTCTGGCTTCTCTGGCGCGTGTCTTATTAGCTTGTAACTTCTGAGCCGCTGCAACTTGCTCTTGACCTTGCTGTGTGCGTAACGATGAGACTTCATTGAGGTAACGCTGCCTCTCAACCTTAGAGGCGTTCTCTTGAACTTTTCGTTGAGTTTGGGCTTGTATCCGTTGTCCTTGAATTTGAAGACCTGTTGAGGCTACGCCCATGACTACTGATGCGGTTACTGGGTCACACATATATTATTTCTTTCTGTAAGTTATTATAAATTCGTAAAAGGGTTGATTATTAAATGATAGGGTTCTCGTAAAGGCTGCACCACAAAACTTGAGCCACTTGATGGCAGTCTTATTTTCTTTATGAACAAAGTTAAAGGTTGCACCATAAGGCTTAGTTAGAGACTGAGTTACTTTGCGTGATGCTTTAAGGAAGTCGTAGGATGCGTCTTGAACGGCATCAGTGCCTAACATCCAAATATACGCCATATCAATGACTTGTCCAACACCAAGCATGGCAATAGGAACATCACCACCATCAACAATAGTGAGGGTAGCATCATCAGTTTCAAAAGCTCTATGCAAGGATTCCTCTGGAGTGCTGCCCATACAGGCAACTTCAAGTCTATCCTCCTTGCGTATAAAGGGAACGATGTCGTCAATATGGCTTTTCTTTGCCTTTATTAACTTATGTGTCCCTTGCTGAAATACTAGGTTAGCCATAGCGGTTAGAACGCGAGTGAACAAATGATTCAAACTCGGCACTCTGGAAGTTACTTGGGAGTGCGCTATCGTTCTCAATTTCAATCTTCGTATCCTGTGCTTTGGTAAGAACAGGGAAACGATAGAACCCGCTGTCTAAGTTAAGAGTTCCTATTGTAGTGGAACCTACCACATCAGGGGTAAAGACATTCTCGTAGGTATCACGGAACTTTGGAGTTACCTTGACCTTGAAGTGAGCAGTCTTGTCAAAATAAATTGAAGCATTGCGTATCAACAACTTAGCAGCATTAGAAGGACTTGTGCCATTGCCCGCTTTAGCTTTGAAGAGTTGCTCAGAGAATGTGTACTTCATGGTGTAGGGGATGCCTACGAATACAGGTGTATCTGCTGTCACCGCTTGTGCAAGAGTAACAGTAGCTCCTGAGTTAGTAGCATTAAGCTTGAGACCGTCTGTTGTGTAAACCTCTACAGAGTTGTTTGCTGGGGTGTAAGGGAGAGTTATTTGATTGTTGCCATTGGTGACTGTAGATGCTACTCGCATATCAAGGTGAGTAACAAAGCCAGCCGAGTCCGTTAAGCCAGACTCTAGGGGCATCTCAACGAGGTTAGTTTCTCCGTTGTTTGTGATGACCGCAAAGAGAGTTGACTCAATAAACTCAATACCTCGTATCTCACCTGTGAAGGTGAACTTAGACCAAGCACTTAGAACTTTCTGGTTGTTGTTCCAGAAGTAGTTGTAGATATATAGGGAGCTTTTTTCGTCACCGCTTAGTAACACAATCATGTCCTCTGAGGTAGTCCCAGCCATATCAATAATGTTCTTAGCGATATAAGCGGGAACGTGTTCAGTGACCTCTGTGGAATCGTAATTATCTGTAGAGGCGTTCACGGTAAACTCACGCATACCTGTAAAGGCTCCACGAGTGAATGGGAAGTAGATGTAAGAACCTAGGGGAAGTGGGTCTACTTGGTCTTCAAAGCTGAAGTTAGTAATTGGGGTGATGCTTACTGTCCTTGGGGTTAACACATCTCCACCCTTCATAACGAATTGTCCGTTCTCTGAAAATAATATAAGGTTCTCTTGGAAGCCTTTAGCAGACTTAAGGTTAGTCACTCGGCTACTAGCTACCGATACGTCGATAGGGTCAGAGTCCAGTAGTGTTGTTACTGTGGTTCTGAGGAAATTGTATTCTAAATTACTTGCTTCGTTAAGTGCGCCTAAGCCGCTTTCAGACAGGATAATGTTTTCATTACTGAGAAACCCTAATCTATTCTTAAAGAAGAACAGATTGCTGATTGTTTGCGAGGCAAAAGACGGAAGAGGGTTTGTATTATCATCTCCCACACCTCTGTCTCTTACTGGCATTACTTCCAAGGTGAAAGTGTTAAGAGCAGTATTTAGAAGTATATTTGGAAGTGTGTTTGAATCGAGTCCTAATCTCACATTAGGCGCAAGACACTCAACCCAACTCCCATTACCATAAGTCTGACCATCAGTAGTTTCAAATTTAACGTAGTAATCATCCTCACTAAGTTCTACATCTCCTTTAACTTTTACACGAAATCCGTTCTTAGCATAGATAGGTAAATCACTTATCGAATTAACTTCTTTATAGACAACTCCTAGTCCTGTATTTGCAAGCCCGTCACTGCCTGATATTTTAAAATCTGTCTTATTGTTAGCGCGAGTTATTACTAAAAGGTTTCCCTCTTTGTGGGTTGTAAAGTCGTCATTGGTGTTGCCATTTACTGGAAAGTCTCCAACAAACGCTGTTTTTATGCGAGTAAGAATGTTTTGTGTATCCGCGTGGTCAGCATCAGAATTGTCTTCTGATATAGCCTCTACATTGACATCAGTAGAAGAACCAGAGCCAGTAGGGGCTGATACGGTGCTTGCTTCACTAAAGGCAGATGACTGGTAGGAGCCAGTTCCATTAAAATGACTGTATCTGTACTGATAATTTCCAGAGTTTAAAATCGTTACGTTGTTCTGTATTACCCCATTACTATCAACACTAATTTGAAACACAGCATCTGATAATGTAACTAATTGGAATGCAGAATTGTTTGGGTGGTCTGGTGGTATTGAAAATGTAGTTGTAGTTCCCGCTTCGTATAAAGTTCCTCCATTAGTTATGGTTACCGAACCAACTTGCATATTAGAATTACCGCTTGTAACCATATTAATGGTAGCCGTTGCGGTAGTTCCTATTGCTCCTCCAGTAGAAAAGGAGCCTTTTAGGTGAAGAGTATACTTCTTTTTGTAATCGCCTTGTTTAACAAATACTAATGCTTCTTTTTCTAGCTCTGGTGAATATGTCGAACCTAACCCAACTTGATGTGATG